CAAATACTTTTGCAATAGATCTTGCTGCCCATATCTGTACCTCTTGTTTTGTTTCTGCATATATAGCACCCAATAATCTATTTTCTTCTTCAACCATATTTTGTTTTTCTCTAGCTGCCCTATCTTTGTCCACTCTTACGCCTAAAAATCTCATGTCAACTAACACAGGAAACAAAGATGTTTCCATGTTAAAAATATTTTCTATGTCTTGATGCATTATTTCTTTTTTCATTTCTTGCCACAACTCCAGTGTGAGTTGGGCGTCACGCTCCGCGTAAGCTCCAACGTACATAGCTGGTAATTTATACATTTCTGCTTTAGGGTCTATGCCCCAAGATTTTGCTGTCTCCTGTAATACACTCTCATCTTTACCTTTACCAAGATAGTCCCTTGATAAACCATTTAAATCATATCTAAATCTATTTTCATCAACTAATGAAGCGGCTATCATAGTATCTACAATCTGACCTTTTACATTTATACCGAGAGCTCTAAGCCAACAAATATCGTACATTGCATTGTGAAATATTTTTATCGAATCAGTATTCATCTGATCTTGTAACCAGTTTAAAACTATTTTACGATCCATATTACCACCACCTTCATGTGCGATAGGATAGTATGCACACCAGTCATGTGTTGCCAATGATATACCAACTACATCACCTTCACCTACAACAGAACCAGATCCCATTCTTTTATTTAAGTTTGGATCTTTTGTTTCTAAGTCTACGGCTATCTCATCATACTTTCTTAAATCAGGAAAGTCTGTCGGTGGTATCCACTCCGTCTGTGGTTTAAATATCATTTTCATGTTTACATTCTCCTGCTATTGCCATGTAAGCAGCTGCATCTACATAAGTGTCTGCTGTTGGTTGACCAAACTTTGTTCTAGCTACTTTTAACAAAGCCATCATGACAGCAGCGTCGTGCGCCGTAATCTCTTTATCTAAATATGCTGTCCATAACTTTGCTATGTTTGCATGATTTATTATTTTATCACCATAAGTTTTTGCTCTAGGTCCGGCAATTAATTCTTTTGCCAGTTGTAACGCTTCTTCTGTTTTCATATTTTATATCCTTTGTATATGTCCTTTGGTCTGATGACGTGCAAATGATTTTTAGTTCTAGTTGCGCCAACATAGAATAATCTATTTTCATCATCAGGATTGTTTTCGTAGTTTCTTTGTGTGTTTCTAGATAAGTCAGTCAGGAGCACTACGTTATCCTGCTCACCACCTTTCGCACCATGTATTGTGGATAAAGTTATTCTAGGATTAGAATTTAACTTCTCACCGTTCTCCCTCATCCTTCTAATATACCTTACTTTTGAAGCAAGTGCACCATCAAAAGCATCGTACCAAACTTTATCTGTTTTAAGTCCTCGACTCATTTGTAAATCTCTCATGGTATAAGATTTATCTTTATCGAGATATTTTAATTCTTCTTTCTGATAATTTTTTGGCGTCATGTAAGATGCTATGCGAATCACTTGGTCCGCGTTTATGTCCACACCTTTACGTAAATTTTCCCAATCAATTATGGCTTTGTACAAATCCTGTTCCCGATTTGTCTTAAATTTGTTCTCATAATACAATCCTTGAGAATATAAATGATCTTCTAAATCATTCAGCATAAACCTAGTTCTAGCCAACACTAGCCAATTACCTTTTTTCATGTTAACTTGTTCAAAGTCATCGTAATATGAAAGCAATCCTCTTTGTGTTTTTGGTAGCCACTCTTTTGGTAATCTTTTTTGTATCTTATTTACTATGCGTGATGCCACATCATGAACTACCTGCGGTATTCGGTATGACTGTGTCAACTGCATTATCTTTCCCGTTTGTGCTATAAAACTATCTACATCTGCACCAGCCCATCTAAATATAGCCTGATCATCATCACCTGCTATGTAAGTATGCTCTGTTTTATCCCATATAGATTTTGCCATACCCCATTGTGTTTGTGATAGATCTTGTGCCTCATCTATAAACACTACATCAAATCGTGGTGATCTATCAGACTTAATAAATTCTGTAATCATGTCCGTAAAATCAATTAAGTTATATTCTTTTTTGTATTGATTAAGATCATGTACAAACTGTTTTAATTGTTCCACTGACACATCTTGTGTATGTTCTTTTAAATTAAATTGTTGTTCCGGTGTGATTCCTCGTAGTTTAGCTAGTTGAACTATGCGTAGTAAATCACTTTTAGTTGTAAACAATCCTGAGTGTTCGTTATCATACTCGTGATAATCTACTATTAGTCCCATCTTTTTACCTAAATCTTCATAATGTCTACGTTGCATAACTTCATCTTTTCTAATGCCAAGTCTTCTAAAAGCGAGTGAGTGTAAAGTTCTAAAGTATGGTAGATCATCCTCTGATAAATTAAATTTAGACATGGCTCTGTCTCTAGCTTCATAAGCTGCCTTTTGTGTAAAAGAAAAATACCCAATCTTATCTGGGTCTGTTTGTTTTAAATACATGTCTACTTCATTTAGTAGAGTGGTGGTTTTGCCTGTGCCTGGTGGTCCTAATACAATAGTTTTCATAATAAATGTGTCATTAAAATAGTTGCTATACAGATAACTGTAATAAGCGTGACGTCCTTTTTCAAAATGCATCCTCCTTTTTAAATTTTCTCTCTTTAACTTTGAATTGTTCTTTTTCAAATTGTTTTAATTTTATCACTGATAATTTCTTTTTACCGATGTTCATTCTGACATGTTCACACTCGCAATGTTCTAACAACCACAGTATTGTGATGTCATATTTTTCTGTCCATTTATGTCTGTGTAAAAATTTGTGATAAAAGTGTGTGAATATAAAATGATGATTGTTATCTTTGTTCCAAACATTCCCTGATTCCATATCCTCTTTTGTTGCGCCTTCTGCAGTTCTACTTGTGCAATAATTTTCTAAATGCTGTGCAAGTTGTTCTAGTTTAGTAGCTCCTGTTGGTGCTTCTATAATTTCTGGATTAGCCATAAGCATCGCTACCATGTCTTTATAGTCTTTTGGTTTTATAGTTGGTGGAAATTTATGTATTTGATTCATACATGCTCTAACAAAAAGTCTTTGTTCTTGTAGTTCCTCTGCTTTTAGTTCTACTCTTTCTCCATCAACGTTTAGTCTAAATATTTTAGGATCTAATTCTATGATTTGTAGATCAGATAATTGTGGAAACATAGTTTGTGTTCCTATACCATACTGTCTCGTTTTGCAAAGCTGCTTGTCACAATGATTACACATTGGATCTTCGTTACACTTGAAACCATAATCTTTATTATCCTTTCTAAACTTTGCAATCTCATCGTGTCGATAAGGATGAACAAAATGTTTAAAATTAAATTCATCCAGTTTGTCAGCCCAACTATCTGGCCATTTCTTTTTAGCATATACTCTAAACTGAAACATAACTCTGTCTCTACCGTCGTCTAATTTTTCTTTTGTTAGTGATTCGAGACAAGGAGGTCCATCATCAAACTCTGATGGTGGTCTTTTTATTTTTAAATCTTGTAATTGTTTAGGTGTGAGGGCACCTTGTTTTATAGAATCTAAAAAAGCCGTAATTGTAACAGCTTGTCCCTGACTATTGAAGCAATATCTTGTTGTATTTTTAGAATTAAAATATGGTAAATTAAGAAAATTTCCTGTATCATCTTGCGATTTTAATTCAATTTGTTTTGGAAACACCTCAGCATTACTGAATCCTAACACAGCACTAACAGACATAAGTTTATCTCTCATGAGTTTTGCTGGGACATAATCTGTTGTAAATAAAAATATATGTGCGCCACCGCTTTTTGATCTACATACCCAAAGTGGTAATGTGTATTGATTTACTTTTGTAATGATTTCTTTGTGATCCAGAGTGTATTTGTCTACGTCTATACACCCCCATCTACATTCATTATCTTCGTTTATTGGTACTATACCAAGACTTGGTTCGATACCATTTAGATGATCTTGCCAATGTTTTTCAGTGACAGTTTCTCTTTTGACAAAAGACTTGCCTTTTATCTTGAGTCCATCGGCACCTTTCTTGTCTACATAAGTGCACCCGTGGGCGCGCTTTAATCCTGTAAATATCTTTCTAAAATCTTCCATAATAGTTTTCTTGGGGGCGGGTCCAGTCTCCCATCACCGCCCCTAGGTCCTTCCAATGGAAGTCTTTAATAAGGCGAATCGGATTTGGATTCTTGTTCTCCGTGTTTTACATTAACATCACCCTTTGAAACGTTTGCTCCAAAGTCTTTGGCGATTTTGTAAATACCAGGATCACTAATCGGTCCAACTCTAGACACGTCCCAGCCAAACCACGTGCCTTTGTCATTTGACTGTTGCACGGTTTTTAACTTGTAAATGTGGCTATATGTTGGCGGTGTGAACATACCATTCTTACCTTGCATCTTTAAACCCATCATCATTGAGTTCCATTTTCTACTCACTTTTAATTGAGTAGCTTTCATGGAAATCAAAGCTGTAGTTGGATTTTTTCCAAGGATAACTACAAAGTGACTCGCTGTGTTTTCAAGATAATTACCATTTGATAACCTATCTTTGTTAAACTTGTCTCTTGTAGTTGCAGGTAGATCATCTCCAGCTTCATATATTTTTACTGGAGCACCTTGACTCTCACCTCTGTCTTGCCATTCAATGTGCTGTCTCTTGTAATGCACTGGCACGACATCTATCCCCTTAACGCCATCATAAATCTCGTTTGTAACGGTATTTATAATCATGCCAGGTTCTGCCCCCTCGACATGTTTAGCGTCCCTCTTGTTACACTCAGGGGATAATTG